GAGGATCCCATGATTAAGGTGTACTTCGGTCCTCCCGGAGTGGGGAAGAGCACATACATCTCGAAGGTAGGCGGCATTGATCTGGAGCATTACAGCCCTACGATCAGACCGCTTGCGGTCGAGATGTTACATCAGCTGGCGACCAGGATCAGCAAACTCAGCGTCGGAGCGGCGGGCACTCAACCTTCCGATTACGACCCTGAGCTGTTCGAACGCATCCTAGTTCTGCCGAGCAACGGGGTGTATGGCGAGAGGCGCAGACTGCGCGATCTCGAGCGTCCACACAAAGCGGAGCAGGACGACGTGTACGACGCGTTCGCTGCTGACAAGGCGAAGTTCGACACTGTGCTTGACGATTTTCCAAACGAGGAGGAGCAGGCATGAAACTCGAACGATACACCATCCACCAGTTCAGTGGCGAGACGCACTACCATATCGCTCTCCATTTCAGAGACGATGCTGGGCGTCGGATTCTTGGCGCTGCCAAGTACTACTCCGATGGCCGATGCATGTACAAAGTCTGGCCCGCTGACGATGTAGTCGACGATGTCGACGTCATCCTGGGGGACCAATCCCCCGACACACACGAGCGACGTCCGTCGAGCGAGGAGCTCGACGCGCTCGTCGGCCTGGCAATCATGATCGCTGCGCGAGCTGGTGCGCCATATCGGCCGGTAACCGATCAGCTGCGCGACGCACATCGCATCTTTGCGGTGTCTAAGCGCGTCTGAACCTACGGGCCCGCTGGAGTTGGTCGCTTCCAGCGGGCCCGTTCTTCTTTGCGACCGTTCCCAACAACGGAGGACACAATGGGCTGCAAGTGCAACGACAAACAGAAGACACAGGTCGCCGCTCCAGGCGACACAATCACAGAACGTGTCTGCATCGTGAAGAACGGGCAGTACGTCTGTGTCGACCAGTGGCAGAACGAGACGCGCGAGCAAGCTCAGGCACGAGCGAGGAGCAAGGTGCCATGACATTTCACGTCCAGACGTCGGAGTTGAACGATCTCGAACGGTTTGTGACCGAATACACGACTGATCGTCAGGACGAGGCATGCGCCGTCGCGCTTTCGGTCGCGCAACGGCTCATGGTGGGTGCTGATTCTCGTCTAGTGCGGGTCTGGACCAAGCAGCACGGCGTGGTTGTCGATCCTGTCACCATCGCCAGATTAGCACGTGACTTGTTGAAGGAGGCTCAAGATGCGATCGAAACTGGAAAAGAAACTGGCGGCTATCCGGTGCGGAGGAGATTCGGTACTTCAGAACTGCTGCGAGGGCTTCGGCCAGCTAGTAGAAATACTCACTGACCTCGAGCCCCTCGTTCATGATACTGATGATGTCGAGGAGTTCCTTTCTGCCGTCTACGCCTCGATCTGTTGTCGCAAGGACACAAACACAGGGGCGGTGCAAGCGGGGGAGCAAGCCAGCACCATCAAGCTCTCCGATCCGACAGGTGACCGTAATCTGGTCACCGGTGGTCCCGCAAATGGGTCAGGCGTGAGCCGCAAACTACAGCTGGCCATTCGCGACGCGGCCCAAGAGCAGGTCAACAAGCTCAAGGAGTGCGAAGCGATCAAGGACAAGGCACAACGTGAACTATGTCAGAGACGAGCCACTCTACAGGCGCCGGTTCTCGAGCTCGGATGGTATCCATTCGGCTCTAGAGCCTACCAGTTCGCAGGGAAGCCGCAACTGGATGCCAATTACTTCGGAAACTTGGATCCCAACTTGCTATCCGTAGCGTCAGCCTTGTCCGGTATCACCGGAGATGGCATGATGTACGATGACGTGAGCTGGGAACTCGCTGCCATGCAGAAGAGAGGAATCAAGCTGGTGGGCGGCACTCCGATGAGTCCGTTCAGTATGGCCGACTGGCCTGAGGGTTTGGTTCGACCGAACAGCACTCCTTTGCCCTACCCGGTAACTGGCATTGCGGCCAGAGCGAACGGTGCCACCCTGATCAATCAGGATCCCGCCGCCACGTTCTATTTAGCGATGCTCTCGATCCACTCGGGCGATGACCTGGCTCTGAAGCACGCTGAACGCCTGATGCTGTTACTCTGGGTGATCGAGAATAGGAGAGCTGATCTGCTACCAGCCCTCACTCTTGGTCCCTGGAATACATGGCTCGGACGTTCGCGATTGAGCGGATACATGGGCCCCAATCCCATCTTCAACTCATGGGGTGATATCGAAGCCGCAATTGTGTACAAGCCGCAGCAGTGGTTCGATGTGCTGAAGAACGACATGGGCAAGGTCGATGGCGGAGGACAGCTGCTGACCGGTCTGTCCTACAAGAACGGGGAGCTACCGATCGAGAAATCGTTCGACGACATCCTGAACATGGATGCGGAGGAGGAGCGACACGCTCGATTCCTGCGCGGCTATTCGAACCTGAACCAGATGAACATTCCTACCGACGAGCTGGCGCGGAACATGCCAAGCAAAGGCAACCCAGGCAACCTGCTCGGCAATTTCATCGCGATCAGAGACGCATGGTATCGGCGCACTGTCGAGCTTGGACAGATCCCCCCCCCTATCAAGGGCCTGAAGGCCTACGACTGGGAAAAGAACTTCCACGATCGGCAGCTGGCTGCCCTTGGTATGGCTGTAGGCTTCGGTACAACGATGCTTGCTTCCGTCGCCGGGATGGGAGCAGGCGGTGCCATCGGTACGTCAATCGGCGGCATGATGGGCAACGTGTTCGGCAAAGTCTGGGAAGTGGTCGGTTCATACATCACCACAGCCTGGAACGGCCTGACTCAGTCGGGCATCGTCGGCTTCGTGACGAAGTACGCCGTGCCGAACGTGATTACGGGTCTACAGATGACCGGTAACCGAGTCCCCCCCCTCCTCAAAGAGGTGGGCGGATTGGACAAGGTATCCGCCTCCGACCTCAGGGATGCCTACTCCAAGTGGGCAAAGCAGACGAGTGACACAGTAGGAAAGGAGACTGGTAAGGTGCTGTCGCCACCAGCGACGATCAAGTTCTGAAGCAATGGTCTGCCGGGGCCAAGACAAACACACTGAACAAGGAATGAAACCATGACAATGATGGTCCCCCCCGGCATGAACGCAACCCGAGCGGCGCCCAACGAGGTGCTCGCTTCTGTCTCACCGCGGAACGGAGATGCTTACGGTCCTTGCGCTGGCAAGTTCGAAGCATCCGACGGCCGCAACCCTCTGCCTCAGAACGACTGTGCAGACGGTTACCAGCTGCAGATGTACCCCGAGGCACTGCTCGGCGTTCACTGCCCCACGAACGAACCGAACACGAACGACAAAGCCCGTGCGGTTCGAGGAGTACTGAGCGATCTCGGATCGCCCCAGTTCTCCATCCTGTTCATCGACTTCACGCTCGTCGGCCCGATCGGCCAGTTGCGTGCGGCGCTGAAAACGATGATGGCCATCGCCACCTTCAACACCACCCGGTCGGTTGGTGTGATAGCGGCGACCTCAAGTACGATCACAGCCACGTTCCCCACCTCGATCGGAGTTCGGCTCGAATGGGGAGTCGGACTCACGTCCTATGCACCGTTCGCGTTCCAGATCGCCACATCGGGTGTGCTCAACCTCTTTGGCTCCGGCGTTCTCGATCGAACGATGTCGGTTCGCGTCAGGGACATCAACGGCGGAGAGATCTTCATCCCTTGGGCTCATCGGCCCGTTGGCATGAGCATGGCTCAGATCCAAGTCGGCAATGCTGTCGCTGGGTCAACCATCGTCGCGAGCGGTCTCCCTGCTCCGATCGCGGCCGCGTTCTCCTGGGTCGCCCAGTTCCTCACCCCCTTCTCACCTCTTACGGCGCAGTACATTCAGGCCGTCGGTGCGTTGGACTGCAGCAACAAGGCCTGCTGATGGACGATCGTCTTCGAACGTTGGTGCGTCGAGTTAATCTCAACGACATCAGCATCGAGGAGATCGACTATCTCGCGTCTTCATGCCTACTCGATTTTGTCTGCTGCCTGACGGAAGACCAATTCGTCACCGTCAAGCAAATCGTGTACCACATGAGCGACGAGGAAGCACGCCTCCTCCACGCCAGCATCTGCTGCCAAAGGCCCGCGACGGGCCCTAACGCCTTGGGCAAACCAGGCGAAGGCGGCGGAACGCAGGGGACCGGTCTGACCGAGTGCCAACAGGCACTAGTCGATCAGATCTGTTCCGATCTGGTCCAAACAGCGATTCGATCGCTACTGGACTACCTCAAGACCGTGTACGACTTGTCCGACGACAATCGCTACAAGGCGGCTTTGCAGGCACTTCGTGTCATGCTGGTCGCCATGCAGCTGCTTTGCATTGACAAGACTCGCGCACGCGAGACGATCCGTGGGCTTTGCACCGTCTGGTCCGACTGGAGAGAGAACGGCGGTACCGGGCGCAAGGCATTCTGGAACATCATCAATCAACTGTTGGGTCCATTGTGGCGCACGTTGACCGAGCTACTCGCAGAGAAGCTCGATTCATGCTGCAAGGAACCAGCTACACCCGGGAGCATCCCGAACTGGGCGCAAGACGTCATCACCGGAGCAGGAACCCAATGAATCCGAAAGTCGCAACGATCCTCAAGGAGATCAGGTGCAGCGACAAGTTCAAGCCTCTGGCTTGCTTGTGCCCACCCGAGATCTGGGCAGAAGCAATCAAGCTTGTGTCTGAATTCAACCTGCGTGAGCTGGACCTCATCCACAGCGCGCTGTGCGATAAGTTCTGCCCCCCAAAAGGTGAAGGCGGCCAGGTAGTTAACTACGTACCTGTGCCGCCCCCTCCCCCTCCATTCATCGAACCGAAGCCGGTCGAGCTGATACCCGTGGTCTGTAGCACGGATCCGCCCGCTCCGGGAGCAAGGAGATAACCATGGACTACAACACTCTGAAAAGCGAAACCGATCGCATCAAGGAGGCGTTTCGAGCCATGCGCGATGGGGGTGTTCCTCTCGACAAGGCACGCTCGTTGATCGCGCTCTCCGTTCCCGAAACAGACGTCCACTGGACAATCGCTCGGACACCCGACCTGTGGTGGGACACTCAATGTTTCCCGCTGCGTGTCGATGTCGGGCTCGAGTTCGGTGAACCCATCTACCAGCGGAGCGCAGCAGGGGTCACCCTGCTGAACGACGCCGGTAACCCCAAGATCGACGTGGTCCTGATTCGATCGTCAGCAGTCGCCGACGCGGAAGCGCGCCAATACCTGAAGACGAACGGATGGATCGCGGAGCTACCCGCCTCCAAGAACAAGTACGTGACAAGGCAAGATCCGCCTTATTACTACTTGACAGGAGGCCTCGCCGGTGTCGGGACCAACGAGATGGCTCAGTTCTTCGAATGGGTTGGCGACAAGCGGAAGTTCCGCTTGCTCGATCAATTCTCGATCGGACCGACGATGCAATGGATGGCGTACAGCGGAGAAGGGGCTCGTGCCATCCAGCAGCAACCTCTCGACTGGGTCAAATCGACGAAGAGTCAGCCCCCAGTCCGTGACAATGCTTGGCCAGACAAGTGGGCGGAGATCTTCCACCTATACGTCTCCGCCTCAGTCGCCGATCTGGCGAAGAAGATCGTATACATGGACTACCCTCGCAGCGGCATGCAATGGTACCCAGCAGACGATCCTACCGACAGCGCGCGCATCCAGAAATGGTTGATCGCACACGTCGGATCCGCCGATGGCGCAGCGAAGTACACTCCTGGATACATCAACGCTCTCAATAAGGTGATGAATCTGACGAGCGGTATGTGACCGGCCACCTTATCTTAGCTTAGCGACCCGTTACCAAGGAGATCACCAATGCGACCTGTTGCAAGCCGAAAACTGGAAATCCAAGGCGATGTGATGTGTGAAGTGGACCTGCCCATCGCGTTCAGTAACGTGATGAGCGTGTTCAGAGAAGGGAACCGCCGATCAGCGGCCATCCCAACTCTGACAAACGAAACGATCAAGAAGGTGCTCGACGCCACCGCGGAGGACTCGCCTCCCGACTGGCTCCAGAAGATGAAGATCGACTTCAATCTGGACATGCGCGGCAGATTGAACGAACTGAAGACCAGTCCACTCCACGACTGGATCGGCCAGATCGCTGTCACACCCCTGGCGATTCGCGACTTCTCAAGCGAATTGACCACTCGACTGAAATCCGTGGGGGAGAAGAAAGCTTGGGCACCGAAATACGTCTGGACTCCAGCGCTTGGCTGGCCCAGAGAGTATCTCGAGTTCTCGCTCGACGCCGGCTACCGGAAAGGGGCCGACGCTCGCATGACCTATGTCCAGCTGCCTCGACCTCAAGGGGTCTGGGCTCGCGCAGTGGCGGAAACGCTGCTGGCCTGCGATCTGCCTCGTCTCAACGTTGGCCTGATTCCGAAGCCGTCGATCGTAGCGGGTCACGATCCGAAGGACAACCCCTTCGGCCCCGCTCTCGCATTGACGAAGCAGCTTCGAATCGTGTACGCTCTGCACCTGATGTACTTGCTGCAAGGGGCGCTCCTGCCGTTGCACGTGAACCGCAAGTTCATCATGTACGCGTGGGAACGCGCGAAGATCGAGCATCAAGCCGCGTCCGCCGCCCTCTAGACTTGGAAAACCGAGTTCGACTACCTGATGGAGTGGCCGCTCCACCCCTTACTGAGCTACCTCGCTTCGGTGTACGGTACAGGGAAAGTCGAGACGTTCCACGGTCTGAAGGAACTCTACCTCGTGCAAGGCGAGGTGCCAATGCAGGAAGAGAGAAAGAAAACGAACGGCGATCCAGCTGCAAGGCTGACCGACGTCAAGTTCTACCATGCCGTGCTTCAAGACGCGAAGTACGACTACATCAACCAGAAGGACACAGCCTGGAAGCTGGCGGACGGCATGAAGGACAAGCCGACCACAGTGCCAGAGCTGGCTCGGATGATCCGATCACTCGGAAGCATCCTCGAGGACATACGATCCATCCCGGGTCTGCTCGGCTGGAACAAGCTTTCCGGCGACGTCGGCACGCTGAGGCAAGACAGCGCTGACTACATCGAAACCAACGGTGAAGGCTTCAGTGAAAGCGTGGACGGCGGAATAATCGGCCTCAGGGCCGTGATCTCGGCTGGCAACATCAAAGCGTCGGGCTACGCTCGCCGATTCCAGGACAACTTCAACGCCACCGGATCTCTGGGGAGCGACTACGATCCAATCAAGTACAGCACCGTGGTGGTGAAGGGTCATCAGTCCTCGACCGGCGGAATGGAGGTCATCGCTCGCGTGTTCCTGCCCATTGGCATGAGCATGGGTGAATCGATTGAAGATCTGATCCATCCAGCCACATTCGAAAGGGAGCCGCACCTCTCGGAGTTCTTGGCCGGCCTGGCGAAATACGGAGCCGTGTTCGCTGACGATCTGTACGTGCCTGCGAAGACACTGCCTGACGCGGCCCCTGCATCCGCGATTCTGACGGACTGGGATCCGGCCGTGGTGTCAGACGCTCGAGACAGCGCCGACATGAAGAACGGGATCAAGCTGGTCCTGAGCGGCAAGAACGTCTCCATCATGGAGACGGACTTGATGACGAAGAACCACTTCAATCACCGTGTTGCGATCGTCGGTTGTCGACCTGACCACCTGACTTGGATCACGGACATGGGCTTCTACGGCAAGAAGCTCTTTTGGGACGGGCACCTGCTGTTCGATGACACGGCCTCGAGTTTCTCGAACTCGACGGCCGGACTAGAGTCGATCGTTGACTCTCTCGTCGTGACGACCACCATCAAGAAGGACGATCTTCCGGATGGCGGCGATACGCAGGTGAATCTCGACAAGGGTCCGACCCTGTAATGGATATAACGAGCGTGAGCCGATCGGATCTCCCTCTGCACATGGTGACGCTCTACAGAGCGTACTCGTTTGCTCAGGTTGATCCGATCGGCGCGTTCGCCTATGATAGTCTCTCCGAATGGCGTCGTGGCACGGAAGTCGTGCTCGGCGCTGCTTGGGAGCTTGTCAGCCGGATAGGCGACACTGCGCTACGCGAGGCTGAAACAGAGCATCTTCAGAAGATGGGTGTCTGCTGGAGAGACAGAGGTTACGGAGCGGTAGTGCAGACTGAACCGCTGATCGTGACAAACAAGCAGCAAGCTGAGGCACTACGTCCCTACCTCGAACGGCGGGGGAAGAAGATCGCTGCGATGATCAGAGCCGCCAACGACGACGATCTGAAGAAACTGTGGTCCGAGGCTCCAATTCCGGTCTCAAAAGGGAAAGGGGCGCCGTACTGGTTTCCGGGTCAGGACAGGGAATCAGCTATCTGGTTAGCTACGCTAGCCAGATCAACACGCACTCTAGACGAGCTGATCGATTCGGTGTGGCAAGCTGCCTCTGCGCGCGTCAAGCCGATGTTGACAGCCTACCTGCGAATACAGGCGTCAAGGAAGGAGGTAGACAGATACATTCTGGGTCAGGACGGTATCAGACTCGAAGGTACTCGCTTCGGCCCGAAGGTGCGTAAAGTGCAAGCCCTGCCGTTCGTGTTCAACTACATGTTCACTCGTGTGGCTTGGGTAATGAAATGGGGAATGCAGACAATGAGCGATAGGAACACGGGCACAGTGGATCCTGCCCTCAAGGCCAGCAGGACGTACAAACACACCCGAGCGTTTGATCTCTCGAATTACGACGACACCGTGAGTTGGGAAACGCTCACCGTGTACAGAGAGACGGTGCTTTACGAGGCACTAAACGCTCTGAGAGAAAGAGGACTGCTTCAGAACTGGGAGGTTGAGCTGCTGCTTACGCTCGACGAATACCAGCAAGGTCTACCGTTATTGACCCCTCCAATGAACATGGACGACGGCGCACGCCTGATTCCCACGCATGGAGGCATCAAGAGCGGAGAGCGATTAACGTCGGACAAAGGTACGCACATCAATGCCTGCCGCATCGAGGCCAAGATGGCCAAACATGGCGTAAAAGGAGAGTACTTCAACTGGGGCGATGACACTGTCATCTGCTCCGATGACGAAGACGCTCTCAAGCGATACGCCGAGGACAGCGACTACCTCGGACTCAAAGAGGTGCTCGCTGGCGAGCCGAGCTTCCTGATGAAACGGCTACCATCCGGCACCGGATACTGGGGCCGAATGCTTAGCTCTAGCATCAACAAGGAGATAAGGCACGAGCCCAACAACATGACTGCCGCAGCGGCAGCCATCTGCGTGAGGAAAGAGCTGCTCAAAGGACACCCCTTGGAGCAACACTTCCTCAGCGTGCTAGGGACCTTCCATCCGCGAGTCCACTCAGCGTGTAGGGTCGCGGGCAATTGCCAACCCCTGGACCTGGTGAACATGGTGGGTCGGTCCGTGGGACGAGGAGCGACGGAAGATGAAGTCGCTCTCGGCATCGCGGAAACCGCGCTATACGGCGGTCTGATCGATAGCGATCAGTACGACAGCTATCTGTTAACCGTAGGCGCCTACGGAGCCAGAGCGTACATCATGGCATCCGAGATGGACTTCGCCATCTCAGAGCTAACCCCCGAAGGCGCCACACGCGCTATTCGGAAGCGAGCTTACACGACAAGGCCGAGGAAGTGAGGATCCATGCGTATTGTAAGAAAACCGGTTCGGATCACAGCAGCTTCAGCTCCAGCAACCGCGTTCGAGACACCAGTTCCACCGACCGAGCCAGCTCCTCCGTCCGCGGAAGTGCCGGTCGCCCCTCTCGTTCCAGAGGAGCCGATCGTTCACACTCCCGAAGCAAACGTTCCTCTACGAGCAGTGGTCGAGGACGCCCACCAGTCAGAGCCACAGGTTACCAACCGAATGTATCGGGCGAAAGGCTTCATCCTCAGGATCGACGGGGAAAACGGCATGTCGGTCAGTCGCGATGACGGATCCGCCGCAGGAGCGGAACCCTGGAAGAACGGGGGTATCGTGCAGTTGGTACACGGTCAGTCGCACATGTACATCGCGATAGTCGTAGACACCGAAGACAAGCCGGCTGTCAGTGACGAACCAACCGTCGGGGAACCGGAGACACCCCCCGAACAGGCTGAACCGTCGAAAGAAAGCACAGGAGCAAATGAGTGAACGATACTTCCCGAATCTCGAACCGCAGGTGTTCGACCAGTGTCCTTGCGAGCTGGCCACTATGGTTCCGAGGTTCTACGACATCTACTCCCCTGAAGGACGAACGTTGCAGAACCTAGCCATGTCCATCGATGCAATGCACGCGAGCCTCACGTCAATCAGGAAGCATATGGAGTTCGAGGAGATGTTTCTCCTCCCTCTGAGCAATCCTTTGCTGGCGGAGCGAGTGCGCTCGGAACACCGCCAGATCAGGGAACAGATCGAGCGGCTCGGAGCACCGCTCCAGACGACGTGGTTCCGTCACGGGATGTGGGAGAAAGAGAATCTTCGACCACTCGTGATCTACGAAGAAAGCTGCGTTTAGAAAGGAAGACAGTGAAGACAATGAGCAAAGCGAGAACAAGCAGGAAACACCGCGCCGATCAGCCCAGCATCCCCGAGGCAGAGGGGGGAGTGAGAGAGTCGACGCACAAACCCAACCCGCATGTGAGCAACGCGGAGGAGCTCAGCAACCCCGGATCATTGACGCAGCACAAGGGTAGAGCATCACGTCTACCTCCGGACGCAGAGGAGTAGCGATATGCTCCTCTTCGATTTCGTGAGCTACGACACCCGCTCGATCCACTTCATCTACGCAGGAGGTGTAGTCGCTGGGTGGCGGTTAGTCCAGCTGGCCGGCGCCGGTCAGGGCCAGGTACCTTACGGTGAGACAGACGCGAATCTGACTCCGTACAAGGTAACGCTCATACCCACACCTATCGGGGGCTTCACACTCGCGAGCCTAGTGTCATGGTCCCCGGGTTTCCTGCGAGAGCAGATCCCCGGATACATGCCATACCCGTTCGGCCCAGCCTCTCGGCCATCAAAAGTGGGGCGCGTGTACAGCTACGTGAGCGTACTATCTCTTCCACAGCCGCTGGTGATGGTCGAATTCCTGGATGATGACAGCTGGTTTCTCGCTGATCCGACTGAGCTAACTCTGGTGAGCGCGTGAGCTGGTCAACTCGATGTGACGTCCTGTGGAAACTGGACCCTCACAACGAGAGACCAGCCACCGATCGACTCGTCGTCGATGACGTGCCCGAACCGTTAGCCGCATTTCTGGTAGCCACCTGGAATGCGGTGACCTTGGGGAGGTACTACTACGTAAAGAGGTAGCAGACAAGAAGAACAACGAACGAAACAAGGAGGTGAAAGTGAACAAGATCAGAAAGACCATCATACTCGAAGAGATCAGGAAGACACGGAAACTGAACCGGAAAGAGAGACGCATTCTCCAATCCCTCAAACGCCGAAAGGCGGCTTGACAACAAAACAAAACTCGGACGGGCACACTACGGTG